AAATATGAATAATTTATATATTAGGAAGATTATAAATGAAAATAATAAAAATTGAAAAATCAAAACCTAAAATATATTGCGCCACTTGGCAGAGCATCTACAAGCTTCCCAAGAGCTATTTTGACCAATTTGAAGTCGTCATAGGAGACGAAGCACACTTGTTTAAAGCTAAGTCACTTATATCGATCATGTCTAGCTTAGAGAAATGCGAGTATAGATTTGGTTTCACTGGTACACTAGATGGTTCAGACACCCATCAATTAGTACTAGAAGGTCTGTTTGGTGCTGTTAAGAAAGTCACTACAACAGCTGAACTTATCGACCAGAAACATCTAGCAGAATTTAAGATCAAAGCTTTAGTACTTTCATATCCGGACAGCGTCCGTGCAATGGTATCAAAAATGGACTACCAAGCCGAGATGGATTGGTTAGTGACTAACTCTGCCAGAAATAAGTTTATCACTAATCTAACACTATCGTTGAACGGTAATACCCTATTATTATTTCAATATGTAGAGAAGCATGGTAAAGTNCTTCTTCAGATGCTAAAAGATAAAGATCCGGATAGAAAAATATATTTTGTATCTGGTGCAGTCGNTGGTGACGAGCGCGAAGAGATACGTAAGATAGTAGAGACTGAAGAAAATTCTATAATAGTCGCAAGCTTTGGAACTTTTGCTACTGGGGTTAATATAAAGAATCTTCACAATATTATATTCGCAAGTCCTTCTAAATCAAAGATTAGGAATTTACAGTCTATAGGTCGTGGCCTTCGTAAGTCTTCTACTAAAGATTCATCTGTCCTATATGACATCGCAGATGACTTCANGTGGAAGACTAATAAGAACTTTACTATATTGCATTTCATGGAACGTATCAAGATATACAATGAAGAGAAATTCAAGTATAAACTGTATAACATTCAACTCAACATATAGTATATATCATTAAGAATCCAAGATCTATTATACAGCATCTTGATTAATTTGTCAACCTTTATTTTCAATTAGGAAAAAATATTATGGCTAAAGCGAAAAATTATATTAACAATAAAGACTTGTATGCTTCTTTAATCGATTACAAATCAAAGCTACGTGAAGCAGAAGCAGCTAAAACACGAGCCCCTCAAGTTCCAAACTATATCGGTGAAGCTATAACGAAGATCTGCTATAATTTGATTAAAAAAGGTAACTTCTCCGGTTATAGTATCCAATGGAAGCAAGAGATGGTTTCAGACGCCCTCATAGATTGTATATCTGCAGTCGATAACTTTAAACCAGAAAAGACGACCAACCCATTCGCTTACTTCACACAGATCGCCTGGAATGCTTTCATTCGAAGAATTACAAAAGAGAAGAAGCAAACTTATATAAAGCATAAGAACTTTGAGAATAGTTTTCTGATGAATGATCTGTGGCAGGATGCAGAGTTTATGCAACTCAAGTCTAATGATTATTCTTCTGACATTGTAAAGAGTTTCGAAGATAAGTTGACAAAAAATAAAAAAGATGTTACAATAAAAGGTGTAGAGATATTTACAAGCGAAGAAGAATTAATTAGCAGCGAAGATTTAGTTGCAATTATAGCTTAACTATGGAGAACATATGAAGTTAGCAATTATTTCAGATACACACTATGGAGTTAGGAACGATAATATTGCATTTATGAATAACTCTAAGCGGTTCTTAGATGATATAATGTTTCCATACTTAGTTGAAAACGATATTAAAACTGTGATCCATCTTGGTGACTTAGTAGATAGACGTAAGTATATTAATATATATACTGCTAAAAGACTGCGCCAAGACTTTCTTGAGAAGTTAGATGCTAACAATATTGACTTTCATCTGATTGCAGGAAACCACGATACTTACTACAAGAATAATAACCATACTAATGCTCTAGAAGAGCTCGGTGTACAGAAGTACGGTAAGACTACAGTATATGTAGATCCTACAGAAGTAACGTTCGATAGTACAAAGATACTATTCTTGCCATGGATCTGTGATGATAATAAAGAAGCTTCACTAGACCTTATAAGGAAAACGAATGCCGAAATTTGTTTTGGACATCTCGAGCTACGCGGTTTTGAGATGTTTAAAGGGTCTATGTCATCTCATGGAGATGATTCGGTTAACTTTGATAAGTTTGATGTTGTTTGCTCTGGTCACTATCACCATCGTTCTACAAATGGTCATATTTTTTATCTTGGTAATCACATGGAGTTTACATGGTCTGACTACGATGATCCGAAAGGCTTTCATATCTTTGATACAGAAACAAGAGACTTAATATTTATTCAAAATCCGTATAAGATGTTTAAGAAAATCTTCTATGACGACCTAGATCCAGAGTTTACGAAAAAAACTATAGACTACTCTCAGTATTCAGGATGTATAGTAAAGCTTGTTGTAAAGAATAAGACTAACTTATATTGGTTTGATAAGTTTGTCGAGAACATTGAAATAGAGAATCCGTTAGAACTTCAGATTGTCGAAGATCATCTTAACTTGAATCTTGAAGATGATANAGATATAGTCAATGAAGCTGAGTCTACTATNGACATCTTTAAAAAATATATAGATGGTTTTGATAACGGCGGATTTGATAAGAAAAAACTAGAGAACAAGATCGTTGAACTGTACACAGAGGCTATTGCAATCGAATGATCATATTTAAGACTATTAGGTATAAAAATATATTATCAACTGGAAATGAATTTACTGAAATTAAATTTGATAGTCATAGTACAACACTCATTGTAGGTGAGAATGGCGCGGGGAAGTCGACTATCTTAGACGCACTATCGTACGTTCTTTTCAGTAAACCATTTCGGAAGATAACGAAACCACAACTTCTCAACTCTATTACGACNAAGAATCTCGTAGTAGAAATCGATTTCTCTATCGGTACTAACGAATACAAGATTGTTCGTGGTATGAAGCCGAATATATTCGAGGTATATCAGAATAACAAACTGCTTAATCCATCTGCAGACATGCGCGACTACCAAGAGATCCTAGAGAAACAGATCTTAAATGTTAATCATAAATCATTCTGTCAAGTGGTAGTACTGGGTTCGGCTACATTTCAACCATTCATGCAGCTAACGACCAGTCAGCGACGTGAGATCATCGAAGATCTTCTAGACTTACAGATCTTTACTACGATGAACTTTTTGTTAAAGAACAAAGTCCAAAAGAATAACGAAGATCTTAGTACGGTAGCTACTAATAAAAGACTAATCGAAGAAAAGCTCAAGCTTATTAAAGCGCATATGCTAGAGATACAAAATAACAACGACCAGATCATAGAAGAGAAGAAAGTTCGAATAGAACAGGCCAGATCACAGATAGAAGAGTTAAACATCAAGTACTCTGAAACGGCCGCTGTTATAAAAGATCTTGAAGCCAACAAAGAAGACGATAAAGCACTCGGTCAAAAGCTTAATAGACTTTCTTCACTTAAGCACCAGATCGAAGCAAAGCTTAATATCCTCAAGAAAGAAGTAAATTTTTTTAATGAGAACGACGATTGTCCTACGTGTAAGCAGAAGATCGATACTAATTTTAAATGTGAAGCGATTGAACATAAAAACAGTGAGATCTTTAAGATTAACGACGGTCTAGGACAACTGTCAATCCAATACGATTCTCTGAGTAATAAGATCAAAGAGATAATGGACGTTAACACNNAGATTAATGACTATAAGATGGATATTAATCTTTTGAAAACAAAAATAAATTCACTAACGACCTATATAGATGATGTTATGGATGAGATCAGTAACATTAAGAAAAAAGCAAAGAAAGAAGATAATTCTAAGTTAGATATTCTTCGCGAAGAGCTTGAATCTGTTCAAGCAGAACATGATTCTCTCTCGGAAGAGAAGCACCTACTGTCGGCCACTGGAGTACTTCTTAAAGATGGTGGTATCAAGTCTAGGATCATTAAGCAGTATATCCCTATCATAAATAAACTGATTAATAAGTATCTGTCGTCGATGGAATTTATGTGTCAGTTTGAGCTTGATGAAAACTTCAACGAGACTATAAAATCTAGACACCGAGATGAGTTTAGCTATGCTTCGTTCTCTGAAGGCGAGAAGATGAGAATTAATCTTGCTATCTTGTTTACTTGGAGAGCAGTTGCAAAGCTTCGTAACTCGATCAATACAAATATCCTTATAATGGATGAAGTGTTCGACAGTTCTCTGGACTCTAACGGGACCGAAGAATTTATGAAGATATTAAACAGTCTTGCGGCTGATACTAATACCTTCATAATTAGTCATAAGACTGATCAGTTGTATGATAAGTTTGAAAAAGTTATACGATTTGAAAAGTATAAAAACTTCAGTCGTGCAGCTTAGATTCGATAGTATCTATTCTTGTGTTTAGCTTGTGAAAATGAGTATTTAAGTGCAAGAATAGATCTGCGATCTTGATGTGGTCTTGTGTTTCGATCTCATATATTGCAATAGATCGATCACGGTCTATCTCTTCTTTTCTGTTATTAGCCATCATAATAATAGGCGCTGCATATGCAGCTTGAAAGCTGAGTACTAGATTAAGAAATATAAACGGATAAGAGTCGAATTGAAATGTTGTTAGGGTGTTAATTAATATCCAAGTGATTAATAGGCAAGTCTGAATAATAAGAAATAACCAAGAACCCATACCACTGGCAAGTTTATCGGCTAAATATTGACCAAGTGTAAGATTACTTCTGAACATATTTTTCTCCTTTTTGTTCATAATATTTATTGAAAAGAGCATTTTGATATGAAAACANTATTATTTTTTTGGCNTATATGGGTAAAAGCACTCGGCGAAAAAGCAGTATTAGGTGATTCCGCGATTTCAGATAAAGTAGCTATTATTAGGACTGTTTTGGTTCTTGTTAATTTTATAACTTGTTTTTTTATTATAGCAAATACAGTGAGGCATTGGTGAAAACATATACAGTAGAACTTGAAGAAGATCCAGATTCTGGAGAACTTCTTATGCAAATACCCACAGATATTTTATCTCAAATGGGGTGGGTAGTCGGAACAGAATTGTTTTGGGGTGTTGAAGATGATAAAATTATTTTGAAAGGTAATGATGATGCAATTAGTAGCAGCAAATGATCCAATCTTAACAAAACCGTGTGAATACTTTAATTTTACTGCACCGCCGTTCGATCCTATTGATTTTTCTAAAGAGATCGTAAAGTTTATGTATGACTCGAATGGGATTGGATTAGCTGCAAATCAAGTAGGTGTTCCGTATAATATCTTTGCCATGCGTGCAGACCCTGAAAATTTTGTATGTTTCAACCCAAAACTTATCTTTAGGAGTGAAGCAGAGATAGTATTAGAAGAAGGATGCTTAACTTATCCAGGACTACTAGTAAAGGTCAAAAGACCGCAACATATCCGTGTACGTTTTAATACTCCAAACGGTGATACGTTAACTAAACAATTTACTGGAATGAGTGCACGTATTTTTCAGCACGAGCTTGATCACCTTTCTGGCGTCGTATTCTATAACCAAGCTAATAGATTTCATCGTGAACAGGCTTTGAAAAAATGGACAAAGAAGAGTTGACAATAATTTAATTATATGATATAATAAAATATACAATAGAGACTGAGTAAGTGAATATCTTTTTTATCGATTCAAATCCAGTTCAAGCCGCCGAATGGATGGTAGACAAGCATGTAGTTAAAATGATTCTTGAGTCAGCACAACTACTTTCTACAGCACATCGTGTATTAGACGGTCAGATGAAAGAAGTTCAAAAGTATGTTGAAGGTTCTTTGCCGCCTCGTTATCGTAAATCAAAACAATATATTTTGCACGACGCTCGTGAAAAAGTTCTTTACAAAGCGACTCACATAAACCATCCTTCTGCAATCTGGTGTCGCCAGTCAATTGAAAATTATAATTGGCTTGTAGATCATATGTTTGCATTAATGGCAGAATACACTTATCGTTACGGCAAAGAACATAAGTGCTATGGTGAAATTAGCTATATGCTCAGTTCACCTCCAAAAAATTTACAAGAATATGATTGGACTCCTATGCCATCTTGTATGGCCGAAGAGTATATTATTTCGGATGACCCATTGACAAATTATAGAAACTATTATAAGATAGGCAAGTCAGCGATACATAGCTGGAAAAAACGTAAACCCCCGGAGTGGATTTAATATGAGTAAAGACTGGTGTTTCGATATAGCAATGATGCATGAACATTATAAAGTTCATCCTATCATTGCAAAAATGGATGGTCATACACTTAAGAAATTTCTTGAGTTTCGTACTGCATTTATTCAAGAAGAATTAGATGAATTGCGTACTGCTACAACAGGTGATGATGTTGTAGATGCTTTGATCGATCTGTGTGTTGTCGCAATTGGTACTTTAGACGGTCTTGGTGTAGACTTATATAAAGCCTGGGATGAAGTTCTCAAAGCTAATATGAATAAAGAGACTGGTATTAAAGCTTCTCGGCCCAATCCGCTCGGCCTACCCGATCTTATTAAACCTGAAGGATGGATTGCACCTTCTCATGAAGATAACATCGGACTTCTTTCTAAGGTGAACTATGACTAAAAATGAACGATATTCAGTAAAAGTATTACAAGAGTGTATTGATCTTCAGAATAAGAAGTCAAATGATTACCAGAACCCAAACTCGACTATCAAGCAAGCAGACTACTATCCAAACGGTTGTTTAACTATCCTTGATATTATCCATGCTAAAGTTCTTCGTATGCGTTCTGTTATGGAAGCGATGCAATATGATCCTAACTATAAAGCTAACTTTGAATCGATCGAAGATTCTGCTATGGATCTGATTAACTATGCCTCATTCTTTGTTTCTTACTCTCGTGGTATGGTAGATGGTCAAGAAAAAGACCGTGACTTCATTAATCGCAAGAAAGTAAATAAAGATGTTGTATAATAATGTAAGCAATATTCGTGCAGAGTTTAAGTCTCTACTAGCAGCCGGAGAGTTTGTCACCGATAAGACTGGCGTTAAAACCGTTGAAGTAGTTGGCGCTTCTTTTATTGCAGACGAGNCAACTATCTTTGGCACTCCTAATGAAGACTACATCAAACGTGAGATAGCTTGGTACGAATCCATGTCTCTTCGCGTCGATGATATTCCAGGAGGTGCTCCGACTATCTGGAAACAGGTTGCAAGCAAGTCTGGATATATTAATTCAAACTATGGTTGGGCTATCTGGCATACTAAGAACTATGAGCAATACTTTAATACTTTCAACGAGCTTCTAGCCAACCCAAACTCTCGTCGTGCCGTTATGATCTATACACGTCCGTCGATGTGGAAAGATTATAATGTCAATGGTTGTTCTGACTTCATGTGCACCAATACAGTTCAATATCTTATTCGCGATGGAAAAATCCATGCTGTAGTACAGATGAGAAGCAACGATGTAGTATTTGGTTATCGTAATGACTACGCATGGCAGTCGTACGTACTAGACCTTCTGTGTCGAGATCTTGGTCGTGATCGTGGTGATATTCATTGGACTGTTGGATCATTACATGTATATGAGAAACACTTTGATCTTATCAAGTAAATGGCCACGCCGGTTTATGGGACTGGCTCGTGAAGTATCGTCTTGGTCTAAAGATAGGACTAAGATCGGTGCCGTAGCTATCAACGACGATCGCCAAGTCCTTTCTATGGGATTTAATGGCTTTCCTAAGGGTATCGACGATAGTAAAGAAAGACTTGAAAATCGAGAGACTAAATTAAAGTATGTTGTCCATGCCGAGATGAACTGTATATATAATGCAGGCCACAACGGGGTGTCGCTCAAGAATTCTACCCTGTTCGTATATGGCCTTCCTACCTGTTCTGAGTGTGCCAAGGGTGTTATCCAGTCTGGTATTAAACACGTATTCATGTGTTATCCAGAAATTATTAACGATGGTCCATGGGGACAATCATTTAAAGACTCTAGAGAAATGTTTTTTGAAGCAAAAATACCATGGAATTTGATAGATGAAAAAGATCTTAGTAGTGGGTATCAATCCGTCGACGAAAGGCTATAAATGCACTAGTATAAAGAGACTTAATAGCTGGATGTCTGCTTGCGGCTTCCAGCATTTTTCTTTCGTAAACTGCATAGAAAAAACTGGAAAATATAATAAAGCAGATGTCAGATTAGACATGTTAAAAACTATATCATCTGGATATAATTACATTCTAGCTCTTGGTAACTTTGTTTCAGAATCTTTAGAAACTATAGATCTAGATCACTTTAAAGCACCACATCCTTCAGGACTAAATAGATTACTGAACGATAAAAATTATGAACACGATATGCTAGACAGAATGAAAAGGTATTTGAATGATTGAAACTACGCATTATTATGACGAGTTCATTAGATATTACTGGCTAGCTAAAGACCAACAAGAGAAGTGTAACTTAGGATCTGTACCATATACAGAAAGTAATATGGGTGATGATCTAATGGAGCATGTTGAACTTTATGATGTCGTAGAACGTAAGTANGCCGGATTCTCACAGATTATCAATGATAGTTTTTACGGATGGACAGACAAGCATCCGTATTGGCCAAAGATGATCCAAGGCCATCACACACATCAGCGTAAGAGTGTTGCAACTAACTGGACCGGAAAGCATAAAGTCTTTAATTTATCAGAATGGTTGTATATTTTTATCCTTCATCGTGTAACTGGTTCTGGTATTAATTACTCTAAGAAACCATCTGGATATAATAATACTATAATTACTGAACTTCATCGATGTGATAGCATAGAAGAGATGGTGTCGTTTTTAAATCAACACCAGCAGACTTTTTATACTTCAGTTGGTTATCAATTTCCAAGCTTTCCGAAAGTGCCAGCTGGTAAACATTATCGTAAAGCAGGTGACTACTATCTGTCTGAATTTGCTCCAAAGTTAGCTAGAGATACGGCAGAGTGGTTAGAGTCTGGTCCTAAACGAGATCTGCGCGAGATAGGCGAATTTATGCTTTCTTGGAACACTAGACATAACTTGAAACAGTATAAGTTCCAATACGCCGCTATCGTTGCAGATATTGCAGATTGGTATCCACAATACGTAAATAAAGATAGTCTATTCTACTACGGATCTAATGCTATTGAGTGTATATCATATCTGGCTAAGCCAACTACTAAAATGCTTCAAGAAAAGTTTCTAGATCAAGTCATGATTAAAATATACGAAGATACTGGATCAGTACCGTATAACGCAGAAGATGTCACGTGTGATTTTATTCGCTGGATTGAAAACTATGTTCGTCCTGGATCCGACTATGATCATCTAGATCGCGATAAGATCTTTTCTTCATGTAAGATTAAAGATCATCCTTACGGCCGCCAGAAAGCAATGCTCGATTTGAACTTGATCGACTCTTTTAATAATATAGACGTTCATCCATCAGATGACTATGTATTAAAACGTGCTTCGATAACAGTAGACGAATACAAGTTAAAAGTAAAGGAACTTAATTTTGTCACACAATAATCACGTGATAGATGGCGTTAATAAAGATGCAGTCCTATGGCCAGGATGTTCTATTGAAGAAGCCAAAGAATACTATCTAGATCTTGCTAAAGATTGGACACCATACAATCCTGATCCTGTAGTTGTTGTGCATGACGGCGTTCGCGTAGTGCGTGATGATCTTATCGTTGGAACTAAGACTAGAGCTGGTGATCTTCTGGCTTCTAGAATCAACTATAGTACGATCGTATATTCACAACCGCGCACTGGTCTTGCTGGTGTATCTATTTTAGACGTAGCAAAGCGATATAATAAAGAAGTAGTTCTTTTTATGCCAGCGTGTAAGACCGTATCCCATCATCAAGCCTGCTGTATCGAGCGCGGCGCAAAGCCTATATTCAAGCGTATAGCTGCTATGCCGGTACTCAATAAATATGCTAAAGAATGGGCAGAAGAGAACAACGCGTGCTTCATCCCGCTCGGTCTAAAGCATGAGCTAAGTACTGCTGCTATAATTCGTGCAGCTTGTACTATACCAGAACCAGATGAAGTCTATGTTGCAATCTCTACAGGAGTACTGTCTAGGGCTCTTCAAATAGCATGGCCTAACTCCAAATTTACTTGTGTCGCCGTTGCGCGAAATTTAAAAGCAGGAGAACTTGGCAGAGCTACCGTAATATCAGAATCGTTGCCATTTACAACACCAGAAAAAGATGAGAATCTTCCTCCGTTCCCGTGTATTAGGACTTACGATTCGAAAGTATGGAAATATATACCAAAGAACACCAGTAGAAATATACTATTTTGGAATGTAGGTGTAGAACCACAGTTGACAAATAATAGTATATATGATACAATAGACTCTTACCGTGATTGGGACAAGAATTTAAAATGAAATCTTTATTAACCGCCCCTTTTATCCCTATATCTTCTTCTATGCACTCACATCGCGCTGCACAAGGAGTTATATATGCAGACCAGCTAAAGAATGCTGGAATTGATGTAACCTGTAATATGTCCATGCATCTGTACCATCAAGATCATAACGAGTTCGGCGAGATGTACGTGTATCATGGTAACGACTGGGGTGGTCATTTGAATTTGTTTGGTGGTTTAACAGAGTTTCCGCATGTTGATAATTTTGTGAACTTTTCAAAGTTTAAAGGTAAAGTATATTCACTTGTTATCGATTTTCCAGACTATTACGCGTTCTTACAAAACAAGATCGATCTCATGACTGCTAAAGGAAAGCGCGATAATATCGATTCTCGTTGGCTACAGATCGACTGGAACAATGTTAGACGGATGATTAGTACTGCAGAGAAAGTAATACCAAACGAGCTTGTTTCTTATAACAAAGCGGCCATGGGTGACAGTCACGGTATTAGTATGTATAGACCAGGGTGGATGATTAACTCTGTTCCTTTTAAAACATTGCATGGCGCTATATCTCAAGGACTAGAGACTTTCTTGCCAAAGAGTGATCTACAGTTCGAAGAGATCGAATACTACTTTGGTAACATTGACATTAGACATCATTTGATGCGTCAACCAGATCCAGAAAAAGCTACGCGCCAGCTAGTCGCAGAATATTTTGATGCAGTCAATCACGTGTTAATCAGTAACAACATCCAACATGCACGAATCTATGAACCTCTTCCTATTGAAAATATCAGTAGATCTATACCAAAGACGGGATGGTACAAGGGTACTTCGTACTTTGGCTCTTGGAAAGAGCGAAATGATATTAGGAATATCTTTATTGATGAAGCATTGACTCAAGAAATCATATATAACAATATAGAGTTCTTTCGTTGGTCTAATATACTAAAGAATGAAATTGGTGAACTTGATTTTAAGTACATGGAGCGACCTAAGTCCGTGCACCTTTCTAGAGAAGCGTATCCTCACTGGGATGGTAGAGAGTGGAATCAGCTTCCTCCGAAATATAATATTGGAACATTTTTTAAATAACGAGGAATCATGGAAATTAAACACGCAACTCTCATACCTCTAATTGGTGGAGAAGCTATAGCTTCGACGAACGTATTTGGTAATAGACCAGACTATATCTTATCATATGACGTATTTAAAGATAACGAGAAGCATCTTTTAAATTATTGGAATAATGAAGTACCTTACTACGTACTTGATAAAGGCCAGACACATCCACACTATGTAGACGTCGTATCTTCTGTGTGTCCATGTGCTGGCTTATCTTTGTTTTCTATGGGATACGGTGATCACAATGAGAACAACCAGTGGATGATCAAGTCTGCAGAGTACGTTCTTGGTGAGATGAAACCAAAAGTTTTCTGGGGAGAAAACGCCCCTGCTCTTGCAGGTAAGATCGGTACCACCATTCGAAACCAGCTCATTGAAATTGGTAAGAAGAATGGATATACCATGACGCTCTATCGTACCAAGAGTCTTCTTCATGGTGTTCCTCAAGTTCGCGAGCGTACGTTCTACTTTTTTTGGAAGGGCGATAAGACGCCGCTTCTAGAATACTATGAACGTCCGTACACTCGTATTGAAGATGTTATTCTTGGTGTCAAGTCTAATACTATGATGGAACCAATCAACAAGAACAAGCCAACAGATGATCCATATTATCGTTATCTGCTTGAGGTTGTGCACGGTGGTATTACTCATCGACAACACTTTGACTNGTTAGATACTTCGAAACTCGCAACTCGCTACTTAGATGCCAAAAGTTTGATAGAAGATCATGGACACACATATCTCGAGGTTGGTGAATGGATGGCTAAGAACGGATATCAGCGTGAAGTTGATAAGTGTGCTCGCATGTATAAGAAGCTAGACGATGGCTTGAATATCATGCGTCGCGGTACTATTGTTCCAAAAGATCGTATCGGCGCTTTCGTTGGACACTATCCTAAGATGCTAACACATCCACATGAAGATAGATATATCAACTATCGTGAAGCGCTTACTATCATGGGTATGCCAGACGATTTCGAACTACTAAATCCAACACACAGCTATAACCATATATGTCAGAACGTTCCAGTCAAGACTGCTATGGATATGGCGACAGAAGTTAAAGCAGTTNTTAGTGGTGAGCGTAACTACGTAAATAGTTCTCTAGTATATCAGTACAATGCTACTAGATCTCANGAGCTTAAGGGTGAAACAATTAAAAGTAATCTACTGGATTTTTTTAATTGACAATGTATGTAATATATGATATANTATAGTATAATATGGAGATTAATATGATTAGAAACAAAGCTTATGAGCATGGTAACGGTTGCACGTGCGGTCTTTATAAGACATGTCAATGTGTAGATAAAATAGAAACAATTTATGATGAATCAGGGTTCATTGTTGGTTATGCTGATAGCTATAGACCAGTTGCAAAAGGAACAATTTCTCAAAATAACTTTATGCCTACGGGTAATATAACTGAATCAAATAAAGATTCTGATGATTATAAACAAGCAGTTTTTGGGTATGGTAAAAATCCAGATTTATTTCCAAAAAAACAAGATTCTGAAAAAATCTCATATAAATATAACGAAGACAAGATTATCTCTGACTTCAAGTCTTATATTGATAAGACTTATTCTGGACACTATAAGACAGAAGATCAAAGTGTCGAATGTTTTGACGCTTGGCTAGCAATGGGAGATGCCACTCCTACGTTCCGTAACACAGCTTTGAAATATCTCTGGCGTTATGGAAAGAAAAAAGGCAATAACAAAGATGATTTGATGAAAACATTACATTACACTTTAATGTGTTTGTATAATGACCACTATCGTGATAAGTAATAGGCTTTTCTAGAGGCTACTCTTTTAGCGATCCATTCTGAAGATTGTTTTTTACCTTTTCTAGAATTAGAGCTAATGGATGCCAAGAACATTGCGATTAGCAATATCATTTATAAAAAAATAAATTGAAATATATTAACAACAAAGAAAGTGAAATATAATATGGAAATTAATATACCTATTGAAGAACTACGTAAGCATAAATTGATGGTCTGTACACCTATGTATGGTGGTGCATGTGCAGGCATGTTTGCTAGATCCGTAGCCGATCTTTCAGCCATGTGCGCGCAGCACGGTATCCAGTTACAGTATTACTTCTTATTCAATGAGTCACTTATCACACGAGCTCGCAACTACTGCTGTGACGAGTTTATGCGTTCAGACGCAGATCACATGATGTTTATTGACTCGGACATCGGTTTCAATCCGCAAGATGTCATTGCTCTCATGGCACTTCAGGCACAAGAACCTGAAAAGTATGACATTATCGGCGGACCATATCCAAAGAAATGTATCTCCTGGGAAAAGATTAAGCACGCTGTCGATAAGGGTGTAGCAGATGCTGATCCAAACGTCTTAGAACGATTCGTTGGTGATTTCGTATTTAACCCTAAGGGTGGTCAGCAGTCTATAGCCATTACCGAACCATGTGAAGTTCTAGAGATTGGTACCGGATTTATGATGGTTACTAAGCAGGCTATGCAGAAGTTTCACGATGCTTATCCTCAGTATATGTACAAGCCAGACCATGTTCGTACTGAACACTTTGATGGATCTCGTGAGATTATGATGTACTTTCAAGCCGAAGTAGATCCTAAGTCTAAACGCTACCTATCAGAAGATTACTGGTTCTGCCAGAAAGCACAGGATGCAGGCATTAAGACTTGGTTGTGCCCATGGATGAAGATGCAGCACGTTGGAACTTATATATTCGGTGGTTCTCTCGCCGACCTAGCATCTATTGGTGCTTCTGCTACTGCTGATCCTGCTGCTCTTGGTGGCAAGAAAAAGAAATAATCGAAATTAAACGTTGACATTATACTTGAAATATAGTATAATGTCAATAGTATTTAATAATGGAGTATATAATGAAAATTAATGTGCAGACGATCAATATCCTTAAGAACTTTGCAAAGATCAATCCTTCTATCATTATCACCGAAGGTAATATTATTAAAACTATCTCTAATACCAAGAGTGTATATGCACGAGCTGAAGTAGAGACAGAATTCAATACCAGATTTGCTATCTATAACTTAGATAAATTTGTAGCTACTCTTAGTCTTTTCAACGATCCAGACTTAGTATTCACAGAAAAGTATGTTACTATTACAGACGGTAAAAAGAAAACAAAGTATGTATATGCATCCGAGGACTCTTTAAAAGTAAAAGTTCCTACTAAAGATATTACACTTCCGAGCTCGGAAGTTACGTTCACTCTTACATCCGAAACACTTCGAGATATTGAAAAATCGCTGGGTATTCTTGATCTGACTGATATTGTTGTAGTCGGTGACGGTGTAAACGTGTTAGTTCAAGCTGAAGATGTAAAGAATCCATCTGCTGACGTATTTTCTGTGAATGTCGGAAATACTGATAAGACTTTCCGTGCGGTGTTCCGGCCTGAAAATATTCGTATTATTCCAGGTGACTATGAAGTAAGTATCTCTTCAAAGGGTATATCACACTTTAAGGGAACTGTTGCTGAATATTGGATTGTTGTTGAGTCAACCTCTACTTTCGGTTGATATACCAGGGAGAGGAAACTCTCCCTTTTTACTACATAATGGAGTTATATAATGATTGAAGAATTTCTATGGGTCGAGAAACATCGTCCGACTAAGATCGCAGACACTATCTTACCAACATCTTTAAAATCGACATTCCAACAATTTGTAGATCAAAAGAATATCCCAAACTTGATTCTTTCTGGCTCGGCTGGTGTCGGTAAGACTACTGTAGCTCGCGCCATGCTCGAGGAACTTGATTGTGATTACATTATTATCAACGCGTCGATGAACGGTAACATCGACACTCTTCGTAATGAGATCTTGAGCTTTGCATCTTCGGTATCTTTTTCTGGTGGTCGCAAGTACGTGATCTTAGACGAGGCAGACTATCTGAATTGTCTAGATGAAAATGAAAAAGTCCGTCTCTTTAATGGTGACACCGTTTGTCTTAAAGATATGGAAGATGGGAAACAATATGAAGTTGTATCATTTAATGTAGAGTCTGGCGCGTTCGAACAAAATATGGCTGAGGTCGTGCATAGGACAACCCAGATGATCTACGAAATTGAACTAGAAAATGGTGCAGTTTGTAGGTTAACCGATGATCATCCGATTATGTGTAAGTCTCCGGAGGGAACCATCGTTCAAAGAACGATCAAGGAAGGTTTGGATGGCTACATGATCATTGTTGATGATACAAAATAAATTCTAAATAGTAGAGAAAACACTGAAATAATCAGCCTCGTTTGTATAAATAGTAAAGTAAAAACAAACGAGGCTGATTAATGATTTGCAAACCTTATACATATGCTATTGGTTGGAAAAAACTTGGTGTTTGGTATTACGGAGTCAGATATTCTAAAGATTCCTATGTTGGTGATATTTGGATCACTTATTTTACATCTTCCCCAATCGTCAAGTCTTTCGTCTTAAACAATGGTCAACCAGACATAGTTAAAGTAACAAGAACCTTTGAAACAAAAGAAGAAGCATGCGCGCACGAATCAAGATTTCTATCACGCGTAGGAGCTAATACAAACAATAAAATGTTGAATGCTCATTGTGCCCCTGCATTTCCTTTTCGTGCGCATGATCAAAATTCTATGTTTATACCTAAAGTCAAAGAGAAAATGCGGCTCACTAAACTCAAACAGGGTCTTGTTAAATTTATTAGAAATAGAAATTTTTCTCCCCGAAAGTCAACCACACTTATTGATAGAATTAAAACTTATATTAAACTTGTTTCTCTGTATGCCAGGAATAAGAAAAGAATTCACTTACTTTTAGAGCAACGGTTGCAGCAATGCCTGACTTATATTCCGTGTGAATATCCAAAGAATCGTAAAAGTACAAAGAGAGGGAAGATGCCATCTATTTCCCTTGCGAAAACTGGCAAGAATTGGTATTATAACCCAACTACATTTGAAACCAGACCGTTTAAAGAAAACGAGCAGCCCGAAGGTTGGGTTAAAGGTATGATCAAAAATACACCCAACAATAGTGCAGATCCAAATACTAAAAAAAGAATAAGCATTTCTCTATCTTTATATAGAAAAAATGAATCCGAAGCCCAAAAGAAAAATCGACTGGAGAAATATCATGCAACAATCTGTGAACGCCGTGAAGGTAAAGACGATCAAGCCGATCGGAGTGGCAAACGTCGTTGATCTTACCGTAGAAAAAAATCATACCTTTGTCACCGGTAATGGTGTAGTGGTACATAACTGTAACTCAACTCAACCGGCCCTTCGTAACTTTATGGACGAGTTCTCTAAGAACTGCGGTTTCATTATGACGTGCAACTACGTCAATCGTATCATTGAGCCTCTTCAGTCTCGGTGCTCTATCGTCGACTTTAAGATCTTAAAGAGTGATGCACCAAAGCTAGCAGGTCAGTTCTTTAAGCGTGTCTCTGCTATCCTTGACTTAGAAGGTGTTAACTATGACAAGGCGGTTGTCGCCGAAGTTATCAACAAACACTATCCAGACTGGCGTCGTGTGTTGAATGAACTCCAGCGCTATTCTGCAACTGGTACTATCGACTCTGGTATCCTTGTTAATCTTAAACAAGCGTCTATTAAAGAACTTATTGTTCTTATGAAAGATCGTAACTACTCTGCCATGCGCAACTGGGTATCTAACAACGTCGATGGTGACACTACTGCAATGTATCGTGGTTTCTATGATAACGCTTCTGACTACTTCACTCCTAACTCTATTCCTCCTTTAGTGCTGTCACTGGCTAAATATCAATATCAGGCTGCATTTAGCGCCGACGCTGAGATCAACTTTATGGCTTTCCTCACTGAAGTGATGATCGAGTGTGAGTTTAAATGAGTGATTACGACTGGAGATTTGAGAACAGTATTAATCAGACAAAGGTTCACCAGAAAGCCGAAGGAAATATAGAGCATAAGTATATGCCATGGAGAACCAATAGTTCTTTTTCAAACTACATTGACACTGTACTATACTCTAACGAGATGAATATGTATCCACAACTGGATAGCCAACTGCAGTATGACTATCTATTCTATTCGATCAAACCTAAAAAACGCTTCTATAAGCGCAACAGGACTAAACTAGACTCTAATTTTGAGTTGGTATCTCAATATTATAAATATGATAGCGACAAGACTAAAGAAGCACTGCGTATCTTGACGCCTGATCAAATTGAGATAATTAAACAAAAACAAGAAAAAGGTGGAGTCAAATGAACGAACTTCTAGCTTCATTGGTTGAAGTTACAATTGCAGAGGAAGAAGACTTCCTGAAGATTAAAGAAACTCTAACTCGTATTGGTGTCGCGTCTAGAAAAGAGAACAGATTGTTTCAATCATGTCATATCTTTCATAAGCAAGGTCGATACTATATCGTACACTTTAAAGAGATGTTTGCTATAGACGGCAAGCCAACAAATTTTTCAGAAGAAGATCTTGGCCGTAGGAATAAGATCGTTGATCTTCTTCAAGACTGGGGTTTGTTGGTGGTTGTGAATATGGAGATGATTAAAGATCCAGTAGCGCCCATGAGTCAAATTAAGATCATTAATCACAAAGAGAAAGCCGATTGGATTCTAGAAACTAAATACAATATGGGTCGTAAGAAACGATAATTAAGAGGATTTATTATGAAATTTCCGTGGAAAGTAACAAAGCAACCAAAAGATCAGATTCAACCATCTGACGTTAAACTCGATGAGATAGTCAATATACTGTTTCCTAAATTAAAACTAGAGCAAGGTGTAACTAAAGACGGTGAGTCGATTAAATATCATATTGACTACTCTGCAGACTCTAACCTAGAAGCAGCTCTTATTGACCTAAGAGAAGGATTCAACGATGATATTGCTCACACTACTATATCTGAAATCATCGACCGTCTAGCCCGTGTACGCAGGATGACCAACTCGCTGGCCGAGTTTGATTCAGAAGCTAAGTACGTTATCGTTGATAATTTAACGGGTAAAAATGAAATTATTGCGTCTGACAACGATTTTTAAGGTTTACAATAATTCGACCGTATGGTAGTATGGACATATAATCAACGGAGCAACTTATATGTCCATGCACCTTGTCGGTCCGTATATGACTACCACGAACACTAAAAAACCCAAGACTAAAGATAAGCAACTGACTAAGCACGACGTCTGGCTTCTCCAAAAAGGATTACATCCTGAGCAGATAAAGTTGAAAAAAACAGTTGACAAAAATTGGAAAGAAGAGTATAATAGCTCTATGAGAGTTAATCGAGATAACTATGTGAGTTCGGGTATGTCTGGTAACTCCATGTCTTGTGTTGACAGTAGCATCATGAAGAATCTTCATAAGGAACCTGAACATGTTCGTAAAGCTATTATCGAGAAGTCTAAGAGAATTGCGCCTCTTTATTCTAAAGGCGGTTATCAGTATATCTCAGATGGCGCTGATATTCATGATCTAGGTAAGAAAAAATAGCGGTTGACATTAAATAATAAATGTAGTAGAATATATTATAAATTGAAACGGAGTATATATCATGTTCATTCAAATTCAAGTTCAAGATCTCTCTGGTAACTGGCGTACGTATGGCCGGACGCAAAATGTTCCGGCTATGATCCTTCGTGAGATGCGTGCGCATCAGGGTAACAATCCTGGCCGTCGTGTTCGCGCTGTAGACGAGTCGGGTCGTCTTGTCGATATGCTCTAAAATAAATTTAGTTATTGACAACAATTATGCAGTGTGTTAGTATAAATATTATTTCTAAATGCTCTTTGACAATTTAATCAGTTTGGGAAACAACTTCGGTTGTTTCTTCAAAAATACTACACAGGGTACCGTGCATGGACGCATGTACTATGGATGATAGGGCCATCTTGCCATCCTAAGATAACCTGATCAATGGCTAAGGACGGCAGCAACCGACTCCAAAATTCGATTTTATGTAGTATTTTTGATGAAACAATTTAAATTTTGGACGGTACTAGCCAGGGTGCTGGTATCTATTCTCCCTGGCAGGAGAATGAAACAGAGATGCCATTCTCTCTAGTAGCCAAATATAATTTACGGACACATAGCACAACGGTGAGTGTACGGGACTTTTAATCCTGTGATCCGAGTTCGATTCTCAGTGTGTCTACCAAAGAATAATGCGCGTGTGGCGGAACTGGTAGACGCCCTGGACTTAGAATCCAGTATCGGAAGGTGTGGGGGTTCGACTCCCTCCACGCGCACCAATAATATAACAGGGTGTGGCTCAATTGGTAGAGCGATGCGTTTGGGGCGCATAGCTGGAGGTTCAAGTCCTCTCACCTTGACATAGAGAGCATGATTCGTATTTCTAATATCGTCAATAAAACTATTGATACGAGTCATGTTCTACACAATTTAAACTTCATTAGCTCAAAGGTAGAGCAATCGCCTCTTAAGCGAATGACGACAGATCGATACTGTCATGGTCTACCAAAAATAACGCTTGACTTTAATTATAAATATAGTATAATAAGGAGAGTCAAATGACTGAGGGTTGGTTTGTCGAAGATTGAAGGCTTTGGTGGTTAAATAAAGTTTATTCCTGGGTGGCGGAATGGTAAACGCACCTGACTGTTAATCAGACGCCGAAAGGTTTGCAGGTTCGAGTCCTGCTCCAGGAGCACAAGTGTCCTAGTTGTATAAATAGTAGTATAGTAAATCTATTTTTTACAATTAGGACACATTTATGTTTTATACAATATATAAAATTACAAATAAAATTAATAACAAATATTATATTGGCAAGCACCAAACTATTAATCTTGACGATGGGTATATGGGTAGCGGCGTAATGTTAAATCGTGCTATTAAAAAATATGGTATAGATAATTTTACAAAAGAAATATTACACATCTTTGATAATGAAGCAGAGATGAATGCTACCGAAAAACAATTAGTGGTTATAAGTGAAGAAACATACAATCTTTGTGAAGGTGGTATGGGTGGATTTGGTTATATAAATCGCACAGGAAAAAATATATATGAAAATCATGGTATTTTGGCAGCAAAAAATGCTCGTGCCACATTACAAAGAAAAAGATTAGAAGACGAAAATTATAATCAAATATATCTAGCAAATATGCGCAATAAATCTGCTCATGCTTTAAAAGTACAAAAAGAAAAATATCCAAATGGTACGTGGGATGGTAAGAAACACAAAGAAGAAACTAAAAGAAAAATAGGTGAAAAAAATTCATTGTCCCAATCTGGTTCAAAAAATTCGCAATTTAGAACTTGTTGGATTACAAATGGTCAAGAAAATAAAAAAATAAAAAAAGAAGATATTGACAATTTTTTATCGTTGGGTTATTATAAAGGAAGAATATAAATTTTATTCGCTCTTTGGCAAAAAAGTCTTACTCTAGATTCAGTAAGGCCAATCCCAAAGAGCTTGGGGAATTAGTGATAGTGATAGCACGTCGCATTTGCACTGCGAAG